GTGTTTAAGGCACCACACCTCTACATTTATGTATTATAGTAGATTATACTAAGGACTTAACTGGGTCTAAATGAATTAAATCAAAACAATATCCTCCTTTATTATTAATAAATATAAATAAAACACAACACATTATATGTGTAGTAAAATATTAAAACCCTCACGCCCACAGTATGTGGACGCAAGGGTGAGCAACATTACCTAGCTCTCATTACGCTGTGCAATGAGGGCATTAAGGTGGTTTGCCATACTCGCTGAGGAAACCTCACGAGGCAAGCCAACTATAAGCATATGTTGCTCATCTTTCATACAATTCTCCTTAGCATTGTAGTACTGCTTTATAGTACCATCAGGAAGAATTGTGGGCTTCATTTCACGAAAGCTCAAACCTAGAGGATGGGTAAGCTCGGAGAGCTTTGTATCATCCCATTCACTAGGGTTGAAACAGGTAATACCTGTTGGCGTGAAGTTGAAGTTACTACAGAAAGATTTAAGATATTGTATTAATTCATCCATTGTATTGTTCCTTATATAATTGATTAATTGATTCATTATCGTGGGTGTTGCCACGCAACACTAGAGTGGGCAGAACGAATGTTTCAACGGTAAACTTAGGGCACAGCCCTAATTTTAACGGGGTACCATTGGTGGTGTATCAGGTGCACGCATTCTAGTTATAATTTTTGAAAATTTTTTTTATTTCAAATTTTTCGTATATTATGCCATGATACTAAAATGTTACGTAATGTGCTTGATGTTAACCGCTTTTGATGAGGGTTGGAACCTAAATAACCCTAGGCCTAACCCTGCTAAAAAATACCACTGGATCCAATGGGAAGAAAAGGACTTTTATAGCTTTAAAGTGGATAATGAGTGGGTGTTGAGAAAAAAAAGAAAGACTGATTCTCCTCTAAAAAAGCGTATTAGAGCTAAATATTGGAAAAAAAGACTTGCAAAATAGTACAATTGTGTTATTTTTAAGTACTATAGTACTAGTATAGTAGTAGTATAGTACTCATACCCTATAAAAAGCAATAGGAATATAGTATATTATAGTAGTATATTAGGAGTATGATGGGAAATTTAGAGAAATGGTCAATTTTAACTCGAAAAGAATATAAAGAGTTGGATTTTACCTTAAAACGGGAGTATATTAAGCGCTATGGAAGAAAATTCTACAAAACCAAAGCACATGATGGTGTTTACGACAAGTATTGGGACGGAGATGCAGGGTATAAAGCCCAATACAAGACGCCCAAAGATGAAGAAGGGTAAATAATGCCTAGATTTGGCACTAGATCTAAACAAAGATTAGCAACATGCGATGAGCGGTTGCAAAAAGTGTTTAACGAAGTAATCAAATACGTTGACTGTAGTGTTTTAGAAGGACACAGGAGTCAAGAAAGGCAAGATAAATTATATGATGAAGGTAAAACAAAGCTTAAATTTCCTAATGGGCGTCATAACATGGATCCCTCGAAAGCTGTGGACGTCACTCCTTATCCCGTTGATTGGGCTGATAGGGAAAGGCAAACTCTATTTGCTGGGTTTGTTCTTGGTATTGCTCGTTCTATGGGCATTAAACTACGCTGGGGTGGTGACTGGGATATGGATTTTCGAGTAATGGACAACAGATTTGATGATTTTCCTCATTTTGAGATAAGGGAGTAAGAATGGCTAATTATGATGAGAGTATGGCTTTAGAGCTAATGGGAGGCAAAACAGAAGGTATGAACGCTCCCACACCAACAAACATTGGTGGTATGAATAAATATGATGATTTATTTGATTTAGACAGTATGTATAACCCAAATCCTTTGCCGCCAAGGCCAAATTTAGATTTAACTTTGGGGCAGATATTAATGCATAATATGGGCAGGGGAGTAAATTTTATGGGAAATCGAGCATCTAATTTATTTCAAAATGCCAATAATTGGTGGAGTCAAAACAAACCTCAATTAACTAGAACTTCTAAGGCTTTTTATGAGGATGGAACTCCTGTAATAGGAGATGATGGAACGCAGGTAACAAGTACACAGCCTGTATCTTTTAGATCACCAATAACTTTTCAAAATCCTCTTGTAATGGGTAGGCCAAATATGCCTGAGATACCTATATCAGAAGATGATGATTTTGAAGATATGGAGTATTAATGGCTAACGCAAATGAAAACATAGATATGTTAATGGCTAAAAATTTAACAAAACAGGGTAAAACATTACATTATGGATTAAG